GATGGAGAGCTGTGGCGTAAGGCCGTCGGCTATGCAGTAACGGCCATCATCGGTGCTTTTCTCGGCTATGTGTTCACCCAAATCGGTTTTTAGGAGGTGTGCAAGTTGAGCATCATTACGTTCCAGCGCGGCGACAGAACCGCGCTGACGAAGAATTTCAACCGCTCCGAGTTTCAGTGTTCCTGCGGCTGCGGACAGCAGTCGGTTGACATGGAGCTGGCCGAAAAGCTCCAGCTCCTCCGGGACAAGGTAGACCGTCCGCTGAAGATCACGTCCGGCTACCGCTGCATCACGCACAATGCGGCTGTGGGCGGAAGCCAGAACTCCAAGCACCGCTATGGCATGGCGGCGGACTGGAGGACGGAGAACCGCAGCATCAACCCGGTGGCACTGGGCATCCTTGCTCAGGCCGTGGGGTTCGGCGGCATCGGTATCTACTGGCACAGCCGTGGGGCCTTTGTCCACGCCGACACCCGTGGCACGAAAGCAACGTGGCTCTGCACCACGCCGGGAAAGTACCCCAGCACGACTTACAACAAGTTCGTGCTTCCCACCATCCGCCGGGGATGCACCGGGCCTGCAAACCGCAGCGCCACCATCATGCTCCAGAAGCTCCTGAAGCTGAAGGCTGATGGCCTGTTCGGAGAGGGTACGGAAAACGCCCTGATGAAGGCGCAGGAGGCGCATGGCCTGACCGTGGACGGAATCTGCGGCCCTGCATCGTGGAAGGCGCTGTCTGGCGCTGATAAGTACCTGTGAGAGGAGATATGCTCTATGACGAATAGCAAAGTGTCCATCGCTACGCTGGCCCGCACGGCCGCTCTGGCGTTCGCTCTAGCGAATCAGGTTTCGAGCGCCGCCGGGAAGCCCCTGCTGCCCATCGAAAGTTCGGAGGTCGAGCAGTTCGTGACCACCGGCCTGACCATTGCCGCCAGCGTCGCTGCTTGGTGGAAGAACAACAGCTTTACCGCTGCCGCCATCGAAGGTGATAAGCGGATGAACAGCCTGAAGAATCAGGTTCACTGAATGAAAGGAGTAACCGAATATGAATGAGTTTACGAGAAGCCTGCTGTACGTTGCCCTGCTGGTCTGCGTTCCCATCGTGACCGCCTGCATCAAGAAAGGCATTGCAGTTGCCGTTGATGCAATCAACGCCCAGACTCAGAACATCAAGGTGCAGCGGCTCGTCCGGGAAATCGGCGATGCCGTTGCCAATGCCGTGGCCGCGATGAACCAGACCTACGTCAACGACCTCAAAGCCGCCGGGACGTTCAATGAGGCCGAGCAGAAAGAAGCTCTCATGCGGGCCGTGTCTGCCGCTCTGAAAAGCATGAGCCGTGACGCACAGGACTACATCAAGAGTAACTTCGGCGATACGACCCAGTACCTCGAAAATCGTATTGAGGCTCAGATCGACGCCAACCACGTTGCCGCCAAGCAGGCTGCTGTCCAGAATACGCTGAATCTGGGCTGAGTCAGCGCAAAGTCAGCGTAAAATGATAATCCCCCTGTACCATGACCCGTAAAAAGGCTGGTGCAGGGGGATTTTTTTGTTTGCACGGAAATTCCGATGGAACAGCTCCACCAGAAAAATCAATTCTCAAAATAGCCAAATTTCGTTATGTACTTTTGACAAATCCTTCTCAGAAAGTCCCAGACATTTTCCAATACACTCTTACCCGTAACCAAAACGTAAATCCAGAGGCTTTTCAGAGGCTCCCAGCGGCTCGGCATCAAATAGCCAGTGGATATAAAAAATATTTTGGAAAAATTAAAAAACAGATTGACTTACCAGTTGGGTAAGTTATAATGATACTAAGATAAATTACCAAAAAGGTAAGTTATCTACAATTACCGGCATCCAGCTGGTAAGTTGGAAGCACGAGCAGGAGGTGTAGCAAAATGAAAGGTGAGTGCAGTATGACAGCTCTGGAAGCCTCTCGTCTGATCGACTGGCTGAAAGCTCACGGTCATACGGACGCGGACGCGACGGAGTGCATTAAGTGCATTGCCGGAGTCCTCGACCCGCAGACCGAGGAGCCTAAGAAACAGTAAAGGCTAGGTCCCCCCACAAAGTTTGACAGCCACGTGGGAACCTAGCCGGTCGGAACGGGATGGGACCTGCCCCATCTCGTTTCGATTTTATCAGTATAGCAGGGGAAAGTCAAGAGGTTCATAGCTATGTTTGATTTGCGTGAGCATAAAGGCCTCATTCGCCGTTTGGTTTCCGAGGCAAACAAAAATGATGCCAACTGGCACTGGTCACTAAAAGCTCTCAGCAAGACCAAAGCCAGCATTTTCTGGAGCTATCTGGAGTACGAAGGCCATAAGCCGTGCTTTGTGATTGAACTTGTCGAGGACGACGATGGCTGCTTGATTTATGCGAAGGATGAGCACGGAGACACACTCAACTTTGAGATAGTTGAGTGTGTAGGTCTTCCTCGCCTGAACACCCCGATTGATGAAGCCATCAAAATGATGGCCTACTCGATTATCAACACCGCCCATGAGTGCTACTGAGCGCACAGCCCGCCGATATGCTTCCTCCATCGGGTTTGCGGTGACCGGTAGGCTGGCCCGGAAGCCCGAATGGGATGGAAGGTTCCAGAACCCGGAGATCGGACTGGACGGTGAGTACCGGGTTCTGGTCGATGAGGGAGGGAACGCCTACTACGTCAACGGCTGGCAATGTGTCATCATCGACCCGGAGGGCATAGTCTTTTGACCGCAGGTAAAGCCCCGGACGTACTCCGTAAAATTTTTCGATAAATCTTCAAATTTCGTTTGACACCAGAGGTGGGTAAGTTAGAATGAAGATACAGAAAAACATACCAAAACGGTAAGATTATGGAGGAACAGAATATGAAGAACGAGTACATCGTAGCGATTGACTACAGAGCGAATTACAAGCCGCTGACCATTGATTACAAGATGCTGAAGGCGGAGAATCTGCTGGATGCCATGAACGAGGCCGAGCAGTACATGGACAAAGAAACGGTCTACCTTCTCAAGATCATGAAGCGCAGCGGGGCAGCTCACAAAGTCAAGGGCGTGGATGCACGAGAAGCCACCTACACCGACGTTCTCACCAACCGGGGCAATGGCTGGCACAGCACCGATGTAGCTCACTGCGAGCAGCCTTGGATGAGCCAGATGTGGATGTACAGCAACGGTTTTGTTGACCTCTACTACTGCGAGGAAGTCCGACCCGCCTGTACGACATCCTGATGAAGTGAGGAGGTGTAAACGATGCGTTACCAGATTGTTTACTGCAAGCGGGGCTGGCCGCTCACCACATGGGCCGACAACGCGGACAGGGCACGGAAACTGGCCGAACAGCTCCGCAGCACTGGTTATTCCGTCGATGTGTGGCAACACACCAAAGACGGAGCACAAAAAACCGACATTTAACCCGCCTGATGATGGCCGCTGGCACCGGCCGAAACGCCCTGCTGGGCGTCGCGGGAGCCACCCGCAGATACATGATATTTTGGAGGTTTTAGCTATGGAAAACAAGAACATGACCGCTGCTCGTGAGTGGGAGAACGACCCGAACTGCTTCCTGCGGATGCTGAACAGCCCCGCACAGCAGCGGAGCCGCGCAGCACGCCGCCAGAAGGATGCCGACCGGGAGCGTTTCAACAACGTGCTGAACGCCGTTGCCATCGGCGCAGCAGCCTTTGCCGTCACCCTGCTCGTTATCTGCTTCGTTCTCTGATGGAGGTATCAGCTATGGATAACCAGAACATGACCTATCCCGAACTGCGGGACCTGTTCGCTGAGCGCAACAAGACCCAGCTTGCAAAGCCGGTGAGCGCCTGCATCGTATTTGCTGAGAGCAACTGGCCTGACCGGCATTACCCGCTGCGCAGCCGCACCTATGAGGTCAGCAGCGACAACAAGGCTTTCCGGTCGAGCTGCTGCTCCACCAGCCTGTTCGGTTCCTGCTTGGATGGCACCGACCAGATGGTTCGCCTCGACTGGTACATGAAGGACTTTGGCAACAAGGGCGGCTGGGTCGTTGACCACTGCTACCTGAAGGAGAACAGCGATGAATCCGATGTATGATTGCTCCGGCCGGCTTGACCGGTTCGGCGGAGTAACGGAGCCGCCTGATGATTACTATTTCTCGTACAGAGAGTCTGATGATTCCTGCAACGAACAAGTGGAGGAGGACTGTGACAATGAATAACTCGCGGCGCAAGCGTATCAGCAAGATTGCAGATGCCCTGAATGAGCTGAAGGGCCAGATTGATGAGCTTTACGAGGAGGAGCAGGAAGCCTTCGAGAACATCCCTGAGAGCTTGCAGGGGACTGAGCGGTATGAGGTTGCAGAAAATGCGGTCGATATGCTCGAATCTGCATCCTCCGGCCTCGAAGATGTCATCTCGTTCCTCGGAGACGCGGAGGGCTGATTTATGGGACGTGGCAATGTTTGTGTGACCGGCTCGTATGAGGGTCTGTTCTACATCGACAACGATGACCTGCGGGTGTACCGCAAGGATGGCCCGGGAACAGACGATTGCGAAGATCGCCTCCAGCGTGATCTCGACTATGCCGACATCACGGGACCGGACTGGTATCTCGATGAAGTCGGGAGCAGCTACGAGGAAGAAGACGTTCTCGAATGCTTCTGCGCCGAACTGCGGAAGCTCTGTCCAAGCTTCCAGCCTGCGGCCAACTCGAACGTCTGGCTCGGCAATGAGCGCCGGGTCATCCTCGAAAACGAGCTGTTTTACATCTGCGTGGAGGACAACGAATGGTCGCTGGCTGTCGAGCTTGTCCAGAAAGACGGCTACTCCGACTGCGAGAGCGCATGGATGGCCGGTCTTCAGAAGCGGCGCTACCGGGGATACCTTGATAGCATGAAAAAGGCCCTGCTGGCCCGCCTGCCCAGCATTGGCATTCGCACCGGGGCATGGACGAGCGGGACTATCACGAGAGAGGAGGCTGGTGTATGCTGAGTGACATGATTGATGATCTCGTCCGGGCCGACTGCCCGCAGGAAAAGGAAGCAGCCTACCGACAGCTCGAAAAGCTCGGCGTTGACCGCATTACCGCTGATGTCATCGCCGATGAGCGCCGAAAGGAGGCACACCTGTGAGCCGCTACATTCCCCCTGAGGAGATGAATGAAGCTCAGATCAGGGAGCAGTTGGACGCTGAGTATAAGCACTGGGATGACCTGAAGAAGAACGGCTGTTCTGACCCTGCATGGCCGGATGGCGTGAATCTGAACCTTGTTCGGAACCACATCATCTACTGGTATCGGCTCCTGCGGGAACGCACCAGCCAGACCGTGCAGCTCTCGATGTTCGACGCTGGTATGGATTTGAGGAACGAGCGGCCGTTGCCGCCGGAAGTCCCGGACAGGTACATGGTTCCGACCGGGAAGTACCCCGACCGTCTGAACGGCAAGTGGGATGGCCTGATTTTTGACCTGACAATTTGAGGAAAGGATGAAGGAAGATGACCGATGAAAAGAAGTTCGAGGTTCATGCAGAGATTACGGTCCGGCTGACCCAGCAGGATGTTGATGACATCATGGTTTCTGCGTTGGAGGGGGGCATCTGCTACTGGTCCGACTGCGCAGAGGTTGTTGGCTGCTACCTTAGCGAGTACGCCAGCGGACAGATTTCTCGCGGCGGAAAGCTCAAGATTCATGTTGATGAGCCGTTTGATGAGGCGAACACCGAATGGTACGAGCTGGACATGGAGAAGTTCGCACAGGGCTTCCGCCTCTGGCTGGAGAACGGCGGCGACCGCTACGGCGCTGTCAGCAATGGCGAAGTTGACACCTGCGAGATCGACGGCGAAATGGCAGACCTCATCATCCAGTACGCCCTGTTTGGCGAAGTAGTGTACGGCTGAAAGGGGTGCAGAATGATGATGGCATGGTTGATCGTGGTAGATCAGTGGCTCGAAGCGGCCACGGACATCCTCTGCGCTGCCTTTTGGGCAATCGTCGGGGCGATGGCTGTTGTGGGCTTGGCGAGGCTCTTTCTGGGGAGGCGTTGGTAATGAGAACACTGAGAGAGCGTGATGCGCTGCTTGAAGAATTGTGGAAGCAGTTCGGGGATGTCCCTATGGACCCCTCCACCGAAACGATGGAGGCCCCGTTTCTGGATTTCCCGGCAGGAACCAGCCGCGTTGACATCTGGCGCTGGTTTGATGAACGGCATAGCAAGGGCATTGCCTACTTGCTTTACAACGAGGATGCCTCTAACGCGGCAAGCATCACGAGCCTGCTACACTGCCAGAAGCTCTGCACTGAATGCTGTTCTGAAACCTGCGTGTTCAACTCGCAGGGCATCTGCATGGCCCCGTTCCTGACTGGGAAGAAGCCGGGCATCCATGATGATGGCTGCACCGATTACTGCCCGAAGCCGCTGGATGGATGTGAGCTGGTTCGCTCCTACTCCGAGTATGAGCTTCGGAGCTATGAGGCGGACGTTCGGGAACATATCTCACAGTTCACCGACGAGGAGCTTATGGAAGCCTATGAGCTTGACAGAACGACGCTCAATGCGCTCGCCCCGCGTGCGGCGGTCTTGATGCGGAAGTACATTGATAATGACGATAGCTGGACGTACCACCGCGATTATGCAATCTCGGAGGCCGTCAGCGAGTATAAGGAGGACAAAGACAATGGCTGAGAAAATGATGCCCTATGCGCTGCGAATGACGCTGGCAGTGCTTGCAAATAAGCCCGATGATGCCCGCAGCATTTCTGCCGAGTGCGTCACCGCGATGACCAAAGAGCTGATGGGCGTTGTAAGCCAGTATGACCTGATGGACTTCCCGTTCATGGTTGCTGCCCTGCGGCTCACCGCAACCTCGCTGGAGTCCCTGCTGGATGAGCACGGAAAGGGGATTGCCGATAACATCGTCGCCAACACCACCTGCATCACCATTGATGCTTCCGAGCTGAAGCGTCAGGCAAAAGAGGAGGAGTAAGGATATGGAAATCAAGCGCGGCGACATTTGGTATGTGAGCAAGGACAACTACACCGGCTGTGAGCAGGCGGCTGGACGCCCGGCAATCATCGTCTCCAACGAGAAGAACAACGCCTGTGCAGAGACGGTAGAGGTCGTATACCTGACCACCCAACCGAAGAAAGACCTGCCGACGCACGTTCTCATCCGCAGCTCTGAACGTGAGAGCACTGCCCTCTGTGAGCAGATTACGACCGTATCGGTTGACCGCCTGCTGGGCTACAAGGGCCACCTGACCCCGGCAGAGATGACCAACGTGGAGGTTGCAATGCTGATCTCGCTGGAGCTGGAAGTTGGAAAGCCCATAGAGAAAATCGTGGAGGTCACGAAAGAAGTTCCGGTCATCCGGGATGTCAAGGTGTCTACGCCAGCGTCAAATCCGAACATGGCTGCGGAGCTGGCCGCAGCGAAAGCCAAGTGTGAAATGCTTCAGACCATGTACGAGAGTCTGCTGAATCGGGTTCTGGCTGGAAAGGCAGGCTGATGGTATGCGAGCATCTGATATGGTACGCGCAGCCCTTGCTGGAGCAGGGAAGACCCAGAAAGAGTTGGCCGAACACATGGGCTGGACCCCGCAGAACCTCAGCGGGCGGCTGAAGAACAACTCGCTCACCTTCGATGAGCTGTCAAAGGCTCTGCATTTTGCTGGTTATGAGGTCTCCATGAGTGATGCCAACGGTGCGGGCCTCCCGGAGCTGGGCAACAGCACCAGCCCTGCTGTGGCGCAGACCGTAGACGGCGTTCGATATGACACCCGGAAGGCGGAATCGCTTTGCTCGAATAAGGTCGTGATGTTCGAGGACTTCTATGTAGAGCTGTTCGAGGATGCCACCGGGAACTACTTCACCGTCCTCTACCAGCTTTCTGGATGCCAGCATCATACCATCACCCCGGTAAGCGCCCGTGCTGCCCAGCAGTTCTTAGAGAGGTTCGGGAGCAGAGCATAACTGTTGGCTAAAGTTCCTTCGGTATACGGTAAATTTTTTTGTGAAATCTTCAGTATAAGTTTGACTTACCAGACCGGTAAGTTAGAATGAAGATACAGAAAACAACTTACCAAAACACGGAGGACTTGAATATGAAAACCTACATCGTCACCTATTTCCGCCACAACCCTCAGCTCAAGAACGGAGGCTACACCTCCACCTGCAAAATTGAGGCCGCGTCCATCGCGTCGGCCCGCAAGAAGGCTCGCGAGTTCTGCGAAGGCGCGGTTTACGGTAGCCGGGAGCTGCTGGATGTGCAGAAGGAGGGCTGAGAGATGTTGAACGTCAAAGAGTACGCCAGCTTCGATAAGTTCGAGCAGGACGAACACCGGCAGGACGTTGATCTGGTTGCCATCGTGAACAAGCCGAACGGCATGGTTTGCGCCGACTTCAGCGAATCGGAGCGGGAGGCCGCAGGGCGGCTGTTCCGCATGGCTCGCGACTGGACGGTCGGCCGGGGCGTTCCCGATACCGTGCAGATGAGCCGGAAGACGTTCCACCTGTGGCAGAAGCTCGGCGACTTCTGCGCGTCCATCTGAAAGGGGAAGCATCCTCATGGAGAACGACGCTACTAAAACCATCCTTCCATCGAAGGAAGCGCTCAACGAGTTCTTGAAGGCACACAAGTACAAGTCTTTCCCGACTGCCGTTGAGGCGGCACGGAACGGCAAGAAACTTGTCTTCATCTTTCTCGACTGGGAAGCTTACGGCGACCGCAGCTACTACTACTGCAAGGAAGATGATACCGTTTACTCCGACTACCTCAGTATCGGAGATTAAGGA